TATGAGAACAATAAACACAACCAACAGGTAACTTCATGTTACCAGACTTCTCATGTTTAACAGGTTCATAACATTTCTCTGGTGGAGTATCTTTATCTAACTTTTCTTGTAAATCTTTTATTAAAGTTTTAACATTTGGTTTCATTAAATCATCTGGTCTAAACAAAGCAAGTTGTCCAGTTGATTTATTGATAGCAAGAAAACCACCATGTTTTGTTTGTTCACTTTCCTCATAACCACTTAGCTGTGCTATATAACCAAAGGGGTCATCTTCATTAAGTGTTCCTTGTTCAAACTTTTTAAATGAATGAGCAGAAGCAGTTTTAACATCAACAACTTCTCCATCAATCTTACTGTCCATGTGACCAACAACACCACTCACATTAACTTTCTTTTGTTGGTCCGTTACTTTATGTCCTGCTAACTCAGCAAGAAATAAAACAAGATGTTCTAGTATATGTCCATATAAAAATTTAAGTTGCAGAGCAGGGTCTGGTTCATATTGTTTTTGTGGTCGATGTTTATCATACCATAGTTGTCTTGCAGGTCTACCAAGAATAGACATACGAAGATTAGATTTAGTTTGTTTTACTGGATTGGTCCAGTCAATGATAGACTCTTTTACATTCTCAAGAAATTTATTTAATTGATTGTCAGATACTTTTAATTTTTTACTGTTAGCTAAATCAATTAATAATTGATTAATGTCCGGAACTAAAGTGTCTAAAGTCTTAGTGAGTTTCTTTCCAGTTGTTGCCAATTTTATACTCCCCATTTAACGGACATCTTAGTCCTAGTTGATTACCGGCATCCACTATGGATTGCACAGCTAGTTTACCAAACTGTTCAGCTTGATTATCTTTTACTTGATATTGAAACTCATCATGTACATTAGCTACAGGAAGGGCATCAATGTTATTATCCTCTATACTCTTATCCAAAAGTATAAGAGCTTTCTTCATTACGATTGCTCCTGCTCCTTGGATGAGGGTGTTGAGGGCAGAATGTTTTTGTCGGATGATGTGACATCTTTGGTCGAGACCTTTGAGGAAACCTTTTCTAGTAGCTGCATCCACTCTTGTTCTGAGCTTTGCAAGACTTGGGAGACCTCTGAGAAATCTCTCTTTAATCTGTCTTCCATAACTTTCAGACCTTCCACAGATAGTTCCGAGCTTTCTGTTACCTGCTCCATAAATGAACGCATAGATAAATGTCTTCGCAGTATCTCTTGTTTCCAACCCTGCAAGAGCTTGATTTGTACTGTGTATATCTCCATTAATGACTTCATTAATATACTCCTTGTTATTCATATAGTGGGATAATATTCTTAACTCAAGTCCACTTGCATCTACTCCCACTAATTTGTAACCGCTAGGGACTGTCCATAGTTCTCTGCACTCTTTACCATAAGGAGAGTACACAGCAGGAACTTGAGCCATGTTGGGCGACTGATGACTCATACGAGAAGTAATTGCACCTATTGTAATTACTCTTCCGTGTACTCTCCCGTTATCTTCTACAGCTTCAATCCATGACTCAATCATGGCAATGCGTTTTTGAAGTAGAAGAAACTCATTTATAAGTTCAGCTTCGGGTATATCTTTTATCTCAGCTAAAACTTTTTCATCAACAATTGGTTGTCCATGTTCAGTAAACTTATTAGGTTTCCAACCAAAGTTTTGTAACCATCTTCCTATTTGTTGACGACTTCCAAGATTAAACTCTTTCATTTCAATCAGAGAAAAATCTCCAGAAACATTTACCCACCCCTCTCCCAGACATCCAAGTCCAACCACACTCATAGACCCATCAGATTTATACTTAGGTCTAACTAATCGTTTGAATGTAGGTAAAGGTTTAAATCTTTCCCTTACCTTTTGTTGAGCAACATCTACCTTTTCTTGTAGTCTTGCTAAAAGCAAATGTGCTTTTTCCATATCAAACAAAAATCCAGTTGAAACTTGTTTCTCAATTATTCTTGCAACGTCATGTTCCAAGTCAATTGATTGTTGAGAAAAGTTTACTCCTTGTTTTTGTAGCAAGTTATAAACTTTAATTGTTAACTGTACATCTTTAACACAGTACGTTAACATTTCTTGTGAGAATTTTGTAAAGTCTTTGAAGTCTAGTTTATTAAAACCAAACTTAATTCCAAATGCTCGAAGAGAATGACCACCTTCACGCACAGGATTAAATAGTCTTGATAAAATTAAAGTGTCAGTAACTTTACCAAGTTGAAAAAGGTCAACACCTAAAACTTTTTTAATGACTGGTGCGTCAAATCCTATGATGTTGTGTCCAATAAACTCCTTATAATTACTCGCATCAATCTTAAATTGATGAAGATTATCCGGAGTATAACGTACAATATTGCCCTTATCACAAATAGTGACCAAGCAAAAAATCGTACTGGGTAATACACTACCTTGTATTTCTGTAGTCTCGATGTCGAGAAATAATTTGTTGCCCATTCTTTTATCGCCCCCATTTAAAATTTATCTTCGTCTTCTTTCTCTTCCCCTGTTGGTTTATCAGTCTCATGTAATCTACCTGTATCTTTATCGTAGTAAAGATAAGTAGCAGGTCCAGTCATACCAACAAATCTATTCTTTAAGACACGAAGACAAGTAGTATTACGCATTACAATATCTTCGCTTTGACTGTCTCTTTCTAAACCAAGAACCATGTCAGATAGTTGTGCAATAGAACCAGAACCTCTAAGCTGTGCAAGTGAAGTGACAGCTCCCTCTTCATGTCCCTTACCATCGGGTCTCTTTAGATGTGATACACAAATCAAAGCTACATCTGTTTCTTGAACAAGTGTTCTAAGCTTTGTCATAATCTCATCAAGTGCTTTTCTTTCTTCGCCAAACTCTTGTGAAGAAACTATCATACTGATATGGTCAAGCACAATGAATTTACAATCCAAAGCTTTAGCCATATACCTAACTCTTGAAACTATATTGTCAACGGAATTAGACCCAAAGTGATTATAGAAATAAAATCTACCTGTACCAACAGTCTTGTTGAAGTAGTTTGTTTTATCTTCATCAGATAAATTTACATCGGGTCTTCGCAAAGGAAGGTTAGCTTCAGTCCCCATGATATCAAGTGCTGTTATCTTTGGACTTTCTTCTAACATAATCATACCGATATTGCTATCAGTACTTTTGAATATATGATACACTAACTCTTTGATAACTGATGTCTTACCTAGACCAGTACCCGCAGTAATAGTTACTAACTCTCCGCTACGAATACCATATGTTAGTTCATCTAAACCTTTCCAACCATAGTTAATACTTGATTTAACAATAGGTTTAAGAACTTCATCAAGTAATTGAGTACCTCTGATGATACCATCTGGAGCATGAACAGGTGCGTTCCACCAACATTTAACATACTCTTCATACTTACGACCTATCAACATTTCGTTAGAGTCTTTGTAAGTCTCTGGTAGTTTTACAATTTTAACTTTGCCGGGTTGAAATAACTCAGCAACTTTTTTACTTGCTTCTCTCCCAACCTCATCGTTATCAAAATTAATTACGATAGACTCAAACTTGTCAAGCCAATCATAACTCTTCTTAATATCTTTCAAGGCAGAGGAGACACCATTTTTGATTGATACCACAGGGTACTTTGACCCTAACAATTGATATGTACTAAGGGCATCTACCTCTCCCTCGGTTATGGTTACATACTTCCCTCCATTAAATAATTGTTGACCAAACAATCCAGAATTGGATGTTGACCCCGTAATAGAAAACTGTTTGTTCTTAACATATCTTGTCTTCGTTGCAAGAATGTTTCCAGTCTCGTCATGGTATGGATAGATATGTGTATCTATCATTTTGTTTACAGGATTAATTGTAGCTTTAACCCCATACTTTTTACAAGTCTCTTCAGTAATAGCTCTATCTTTTAGCGATAGATAACTTCCTGTAGAATTGTAAACATCTTGAACTCTTTGTGCTATTGATGTTACTTCTGCTTGATGTTGAACTGCTGTTTGCAAGTCGCCCCCTTTGTTATTTGTTTGTCCCTGTTCGTCAGCACGGAAGTAGTTGTTACAAGAAAAACAGTAACTACTACCATCGGCATTAACACTTCTTGCGTCACTACTTCCACACTTTAAACAGGGGACATGATACTCCACGAAACCTTCGCTGTTGTTATTCATATTCGCCCCCTGTTATTTTTAGATGTTAATTAAAATTCTTCGCTACCATTAGCATCGGCAACGTAACCACTAGCTACGTCAAAGTCCTCGCCATAAGGCACTAGGTCAATGACTTGTACAGCTTGTAGGTCAAGACTCTTACCGGACTTACCGGCAAACTTCCACTCGAAAGGTTTGTACATAACCTTTACTGTAGAGCCATTCCCTATCAACGTATCAATAGGATTTTTGGCAGAGTCAACCAATCTTGGCGATGGATTTTTATTCCCATCAGCACGATTGACTTTACGTTTAAACTTAACGATATTACCTCTATCGTCTTGTTTAACTGCGATACCTTCTTTCTTAAAACTATCAGCAGCGTCATCGCTAATAGCTAAATCAATTTGGTACACAGGTTCAAATGTGGTATTCGGTCTAGTGATACTAGCCCAATACGCTTTTCCTTCAACTGTCGGCATTTGCCCTCCTTTTTTTTATTGAAGATTGTATTATATCATAACAATTAACTATTGTCAAGATAATTAAAAATTATTTTCGGTTTTCTACGCAGGACTTATGGATTTACCTGCAACCTTCCGTGAGCTATCCAGTTCATAGATACACTACTCAGTACCTAATCTTAATCCCTCAACCATTTGGTCATACTGATTAAGACCATTGCCTTACAACTAGCTTATTGTTGTTCAGCCAGTAGAAACAAGTGCCTTGCAATAACACCTGTCCGAAACCTGTTAATATTATTATTTATATTTATTTATAATATTATAATAATAATAATAAAAATACTTTAACATAGTTAATTAGTTTATATAAAATATATTATATCATATAGTGATTTCAAAGTCAAGAACTTTTTTTAAATATTTTTAATTAAATTAATTATGTAGTTAGATAACTGTATATCTTTTCCCATGTTAATATTTGATTTGATACTATTTGCCGCACCATTAAAATCTAACTTAGCTATCTTCTCTAAAAATTTATTAATGTGTATAGCCATACTATATTTATTGTTAAGATGTGTTAACACACACAAGATATGGATTACATTCATCTTTCTTTTGATGTCAAGAAATTGATAGTCAGTATTAGTTAACCTTTCTTTTGTTAGAGTGTTTGCTGTTTCCCACAGCTCGGGAAAAATAGTATCACTAAAATTTTCATCAACTTGTTCTAAAGTATTTTTTATATTTTCTATTTCTTTAAACATACCCATAAAACTCCTCAGTAAATATTTCTTTGATAGGAATTAACACACACTTACTTGCTTTGTTATCCCCAACATTTTTAGTTAACTTATCCTTGTACTTATCCACAATCTTTTTAAGAATGGATGTTCGAAAAACAAGTGTACAAAATTCTTCTTTGTCTCCTTCTAATCTATGAAACCAGAAGTCACTAGTCGTTGCATAAATACCACTTGGTTTACCTCTGTATTCATATTCAATAGCGATGTTTCCTGTTTTCTTCCACCAACTACGCTCTGATTTAACTTCTATCTGACAATCAGAAAACATATCTTTTACTTTATCTTCTCGTATCTGTCCATATTTTAAATCAATATCGAACTTTTTATTTCCCTTCATATTATCTCCTTTAATATCCCTGTTAAAAAAATAAATATAGCAACAGCATTAATAAAAACTAATGCTCTGTCATGCCATAACATTCCAACTACAAACCACCCTGTCACTCCAACTAAATGAAAGTATAAGTTATAAGGTTGTATGTTTAATGAAGTTAAAGCCATACCGATTAATAAAATATAACTCGCTGTCCATTTTATATACCAAGACAAGTCATGTTTTGGTGTTACCTTTTTAGTCATAAAAGCAACCATCTATTATAACATAATTAATCTCCATTGTCAACTCCTTTTATTTTATTTATTTCTTCTTGCATTTTCTTTTTTGTTTCTTCAACTGGTGTTAGTATAACACTATCAGTTTTTGTTTCCGCAGGTTTTTTTTGTAGTGTAGGTAACATCGAACAAGCACACAACACCACTAAAAAAACTAATAAAATCAATACTTTACTCGCCATATTCTTTTATCTCGCCATATGGTTTTGTAAAGATTTCTTCATCACTCTCTCCAAACAAAACATCATCTGCATTTTCATCTAACACAGCATAACTGTCTTGGTCATCCATTGGCACAAGGATTTCTACACCTTCATACCCATGTGTTATCCAATACTTTTTCTTTTTATTTTTTATAGTCATAGTACCTCATCTACTGTTAAATATATTGTTTCAAGTACATCATCATTCCCACAATGAGGACATACTAATATAAACTCATCATCTTTTTCAGAGTATACGTTGTCACACTTTAAACATTCAATGGTGTCTTCTCTATAAACCATTTTGGTACACTCCTTCCCTTTTGCCATTTAGCAAAATATTTTTTAGCACCTATGTAATAGTTCCTATAACCTGTCACATAATTTTTATCTTTGTATTCATCGGGCATACATTGAGGTGGTTCAGTAATGTAATCCTCATGCATTACTCTTGGAATACTGTGATGTAATCCATTAAAATATATTTCAGAAAGTATTCTTCCAGACTTATGTACTTTTTTAAATCGCATTTCATATTCTTGTTCTATTTTAAATGCGTGTTCTAAAGCCCAAGAAAAATTGTTGCGTGTATGTCCTACCCAAATAGTCATTGGATGTTTTTCGTATGCAGGTTTATATAAATTTTTATTTATACCTGTATACTTTTGAATAGCAGTCGATAACATTTGACAAGTTTCTAATAACATCTTTGGTATATGTTTGTCACACATATATTCCGCAGCTTTATTTGGACACTCATCCAGAAAAAATATATTCATTATTCAGTCCCTTCGTTAAATGGGTTATCTCTTTTCATGTTAAACATTTCATTTAGTTTCTTTTTTTCTTTTGCTACTTCACTCCTTTCCATTTCTTCCATAGCATTATCAAAGTCTTCATCATAATCTCTTACGATATTACTAACTCTATGATACAAGTAATCAAATTTTTCCCAATCTTTTTTATAGGTTAGTTCATCTGCACCTTTGATAACTACTCTTAACCTGTTGATATATTTTGTTGCGTCAAGCATTTATTATTCTCTCCTTATCTGTTTTAAAGTTTGAAATGTGTTCATGGAATTTCATTGGCTCATTACCTTTGACTGTGTATACAACAACATGACAAGCTCGATGAACGTATCGCCTTAGATGTGTAATCATATCATAGTAATTATCTTTTGGTACATTCCAATATGTTTTACCATTGTGTACATTAATTGTACACGCACAGTAAGTTTTGTTAGTCATATCTATTATACCTCCTTATCAATATGGTTCGTACTCGTTCCCATAACATACGAATATACATTTGTTTTCCAGTCATAGGTTCTCGTACCGCTAGTTTATCTAACTTCATTTTACATTGTATTAATTTAGTTTCTATCATAAGCAATCACAGAACGTATTTACTATAGCAAGAATAAAAACATATGTCAAATAAAAAAATAAACATACTGTTAATATTCTACTAAATAAACCTAGTTCTTTTAACAGTTTCCACACAGTTTAATTAGGCAAGTAAACACTTCTTGTTCCCGCCCCTCCAACATAACCGCAGTCATATTCTAATCGTTCAAGCATACCTTCATCAGTTGACACATCAAAGAATGATGTCAAAGGCACATCTGAATTTTCAAAAAAGTCTTCAAGCTTTTCTCGTAATGCGTCAACAGGTACATTACCTCGAATGATTTCGTATATGATTTCCATTTCTTCTTCACTAAAATGGTGGTCATAATATTCACCAACGTCTTCTCTATATGCTTTTATATCTGGTTCAATCATCTAATTCCTCCGTGTTGTTAAATCGAATACTCACATGAATACCATATTCATCTGCCCATTCAACCTCATATTTATGTGTTGGACAGGTAGCTAACCAATCATCTATTTCTTTATCGTATATTAAATTAGGTGTCCATTCTTCACTCATCTAATACCTCCCTAGTTTTATATACTTGTTGTAATATTTTGTCAAGACCTTCTCGAATTATTTCTTTATCAGTCACATTTATATGGTTTAAACACTTTGAATAAGACCTAACTAAATGTATTAAGTCCATGTCTAATATGTTTATAAACTCGCCTTTACTCTCTGAATAATGTCTATTTAAATTCTCATCATCCATATCAATAGGTACTCTTCTACCCTCAATAGTAGCTTGTACTTCTAGTAGTTTTCTTACTTCCATGTTATCGCTCCCAATAGTTTTCAAAATATTCTGTTAGCTCATCTATCAAAATATTTTTATTCTCGTTGTTAAAACCAAGCAACCCAAAGTTTACGTTAGACTTTACAGCTTGGTCTAGTCCCTCTTGTAATGTAATTTTTTTAGTGTCAATGTCGTTGGCTAACTCATCTAAATAAACTTCTGCTAAATCAGTAGCCCATTCTTTTACTTTACTCATCATGTTTACCCCTCGTTAGTTAGTTTAGTGAGTGCCAAAAGCGTTTCAAACCAGTCTTACATTGGCACTCATATTAATAGTGAGACCCGCCAAGGGCGTAGGTTTTCACTTTTAATAGAGAGAGAATACGTTAAGCTCTCACGCTTATTATATATTCTCTCTCACATTGATAGTTCACAACTAACAATTCCAGTTCTTTAGCATTTGCAGGATTACTGTATCGCCTAAATTATATACTGGTCTCCCTTTTTAAAGTACTTATCGGAACACTAGTCGGTGGCGGTTTTATCCACTTTCACAGTATATAAATTATATACTTGGCATATTTTATACCCACAATGTTAATTCATTGGGACAGGTATATTTTTATAGCCGTTAGCCTGTATTGTCTCAGTCGATACTGAAATCTCCTTGTCATTAATGTTAATCATTAACTTACAGACAATGCTGATAACCTTCGAGACTTTTCATTGTCGGCAACCAAGTATATAAACCTGTTATATCATAACTATTTTATCTTGTCAATAGTTATCTATATGCAAAAGGCACATTTTTATTTAGTCTTATGCCTTGTATATTTGTTTTTCTGTAGTAATTCGGATAGTAAAAAGATTTATATCCTGTAGTGACTTTTACAAATCCTTCATTACTTTTACCACCTTTAGTCGTGGTCATAGAATAGCCCAAGTATTTCTCTTGGTTTTTTCTTTTTCGTGTAGGTCTTAAACCTATAACACCATATTTAATAATAGTCCAGTACGCATTAATATAATTTAACATAAGTTTTTTCTCCATTGTTATTATGTTATTTACTTTCAAGAACAAAACCGCTATAATCTTTTATGGCTTTACCCTTGGCTTTCAAACCGCATATCACATTATGCGGGTCTTGAAATCTTAAATCGCTGTCATCTGCATTGATAACAGTATAACCTTTGTATTGCTCGGGCAGTCCATGTCTGAACACAGCCGATATATTACCGCCCTTGTTGAGTATGTCAAAAGCTTGTTGTATATTATCCTCATTTAGACTATATGTCAAGTGATAATTGCTTGGCATTTGACCATTCGCATATTTTAACGCCCTCTTATAAATTTTTGTGTAGTCATAAAATTGTATATCGGGAAACTCGTCAATAATTCCTGTAGTTTCCCATGGTATATCAGATGTGCCATTTAGTCGCACACATGGTATTGCCCCTTTTTTTCTTGCCTTGACAATGAAAGCTTTTATTTCTTTTCGTAACTGTGCTAAAAATGTGTCACGCTCTTGCACATACCACCTTGTTTTGTTGATACGCCCTTGCTGTACATTACTAAAAGCACCATGCCCCGCAGTATATAAACACGCTTTTTTGCAGCCCTCACTTGCCATTGAACACACATTGAAACCGCTTTGAGTACTCGGGGCAAGATATAGAATTGCTGTCATATATCCATATTTTTGACCCTTTACAGTCTTGGCGTTGTTGTCAATGTTTAAAAGCTTTTTAGACTTTGTAAACTCTAAGTATTTCATTTTATTACCTCTAATATAACATCATTATAACCTTGACTTATCCAATAATTATAATCTTTTTTTGCGTCTTTATAATAAACGTAGTAGTCATCACAACCACCAACCCAAACAATATAATTGTATTTCATTTTTTATACCCCCTTCTTTTCTATTGCGTTGTATAAATCCATTTTGTTATTCTGTTTAGCATATAATTTTATCGTTGTCAATATCTCTTTGTTAAGATATTTTATTTTTTCATTTTTATTTGTTGGATACATTATAAATATATCACGCCCTGTTAATTTACACCAGTAGTCGAGTACTCGTTCCTGCGTAGGTATATCATATAGTTTTGTAAAGTCAAGCAAAAATTTATTTATTGCTTTTTTTCTATTTCTCATTTTCTAAACTCCTCTTTTAGTTTTACATTACACATACTAGCAATTTCTTGAATAGTATACCCCTTAAACGATTTAAAACGTTGTTGTAATGACATATTTAAACCTTGAGCAACCGCAAAAATACCCCTTCTACAATCATAATTTAATTGTAATTTGGGGCTTGTTGCTGTATCACACATTCCCTTTATAGTTAATTCTAATTCTTTTTTATTTAACATAATATAAACCCTTCTATTTGGTTTAGCTAGATTAAAGACTTTATTCGGATTTATAAATCTAACTTTATATTTTTACAGTTATAACATACTATTTTTTTATGTCAACAACTTTTTTTATTTTTTTTTATCTTTTTTTTCTAACACCTCTTTTTTTCTTGCCTTCTTTTATAACACACTTAGAAAAGTGTGTCAATACTTTTTTTTAAAAATTAATTTATATAACCAGCATATCTAGCTTTTTTAGATTTGCCACCTCTATAACTCATACCTATATTATTATAGATACTAGAAATAGAATAATAGTTATTATCATAATAATTAGAGATAAGCTTTTTCTTTAACTCTAATCTTGCTTTTTTATCTAATCTTTTTTGTTTCATGGTTTATATAATAATTTAAAATTGTGTCATAATCAAGGCATAATTATGAAAAAATTAAGATTTATTTGTTCCTGTTTTGTTCTCTTTTTTTTCATTATATAATATTTTTTTACTTGACAAAATACAATTTTTGTGATAGTGCCTTAATTTTGACATAAAGCTTTTTAGACATAAAAAAACCCCGCTTTTTTAGGGCGGGGTCTTTAAAGAAGGTATAAATTACCGATTAATAAGAAATAGACACTAAATAATAATTAAGGGTCTTACAATCGCTTGACACTACAAAATAAGGAATTTTACCTAATTTTTTAGCAGTATTCTGAAAGCGAATAACAAAACTTCTTAGTTCAACGTCTGTATCAAAAGTTCTTAACGCTGTTTGACTAGTTTTAGTAATATTCATTTTTAAATCCTTTTTTTTAAAATGTTAATAAAAACCATATATCATAACAAAAGTATATTGTCAATAGGTTATTTTAAAAAAATTTGTATAAATTAAAAAAGTATAGGAAAAGATTAAATAATTTAATTTTTAAAGGTAGAATAAATATCAATATATAAGCTTGTAACATTGTGTAATAATTCGTTAACTAGATAATATTATTTTTTTTTTATTTTTTATGCTTGACAAGTTTAAAGAATTATGTTATAACTTGACTTGACAAATAATATATAATGGGGCTTGGTGTTTTTTCTGTAAAGGTGTGACAAGTTGTCATAGGGCTAGGCAGGTGGCATACCCAGTACCCACCGCATATATAACAATCTCATACAAAATGACCAGATTAGAGTGTTAACTAGTTTGGGGCTGCTACAGGCACTTCGGTGTCCTGTTAGGACTATATATAATTATCTAGTTTATAGGTGTTATAGCCCCCGGGGGGACTTATATATAATTATACACCCTATTTCAAATTTGTCAAGAGAAAAAAAAATACTTGACAAAATGTTAACCAGAGTGTATAATAGTGTTTATGAGTTTTTTACAGAGAGCAGATTCTGGTAAACACCGCAAGTTAACAGACAAACAACAGAAGTTTCTTGATGTGTTAAGCACAGAAGCTAACGGAGATATTAAAGCCGCATTGAAAATAGCTGGTTATGAAGATACAAGCTATTATGCGGTTGTTAAAAGTTTACGAGAAGAGATAATTGATTGTGCAAATACTATTCTAGCACATTCTGCACCAAAGGCGGCACAAAAACTTGTACAGGTTTTAGAAAGTGATGAACCAATACCCCAAGTAAATGCTAAATTACAAGCTGCACAGACTTTATTAGACCGAGTTGGTGTTGCAAAAAAAGAAAATATTAATGTTAATCATAATGTTTCTGGTGGTATCTTTCTATTGCCCAATAAAAAAGAGGTTGTGATAGAAGGAGAATACAGCGAAGATGATTAAAGTATGGTTTATGTTGGTGTTAACATCATTTCCAAATGCACCATCCGTAAAATATAATGGCTTTTTATATGCATCAGAATTTGAATGTGTAAAAGCCCAAGAAGACTTAATGGCAGTTTATCAATCAAAACCATTGGATTATCAGCTAACAGTAAAACTAGATACGCATTGTGTTGAGTTTGAAAGCTTTCCAATAGAAGGATTACGAAGTGACATTAAAGCGTAGAACAACATCTACAATTCCTTTTGGCTACAGAGAATCAGATGTGGAAGGTTTCCTAGAACCCATTAACGAACAGTTAGACGCTCTAAAGGAAACAAAGGAACACATAATCAATGGTTCTCTGTCGCTAAGAGGAGCAGCAGAACAATTATCCTACAAAACGGGGCGTACTATATCAGCAGTAGGATTAAAGAAAATTGTTGATAAGGAACGAAAAAAAGGATTATTAGATAAAAGGGGATAAACATGGCAGGAAGACCTAAAGGTTCAAAAGCCCCAAGACATTTATCGGCAGAGACCAAGGCAAAGTTACAAGCTCGAAGAGAGTTACGAGAAAAAGAAAAAGAATTAACAAAGCTTGAAAAGAAATTAACAAAAGCAAGAGCAACCTTAAAAGGGAAAAAAGAAGTTTTAACAAAGGTTGAGTTGGCTGTTGACCCAAAGAAACAGCAATCAACAACAAAGAATACAGTTATAACAGAAGAAGAGCTAAGTAAAGCTCCAAAAAAAGTCAGAGATTTTATTGACGAAAACAAAGAGTCTATCGTTTTTAAACCAAACGAAGGACCACAGACAGATTTCCTTGCGTCAGCAGAACAAGATGTTTTGTATGGAGGTGCAGCAGGAGGGGGTAAGTCGTATGCTATGCTTGTAGACCCACTAAGGTTTATGCATAGACCTTCACACCGAGCATTACTTCTACGAAGAAGTATGCCGGAATTACGAGAGTTAATAGACAAATCAAGAGAACTATATCCAAAAGCTTTTCCCGGAGCTAAGTTTCGAGAAGTAGAAAAGCTGTGGAAGTTTCCTTCGGGGGCAACATTGGAGTTTGGATATCTTGACAGAGATGCCGATGTATATCGTTATCAAGGTCAAGCATATAGTTGGATTGGTATTGATGAATTAACACAATACCCCACCGAGTTTCCACTTCAATACTTGCAATCACGATTAAGAACAACAGACCCAGAAATAAGAACTTATATCAGGTGTACTGCAAACCCCGGAGGTGTCGGTGGACATTGGGTAAGAAAACGTTATCTTGACCCAGCACCGCCTAATACATCCTTTAGTGGACCAGATGGACTATCAAGAAAGTTTATTCCGGCAAGACTAGATGATAACCCATACCTATCAAGCGATGGTAGATATGAAAAAATGTTGGAGTCCTTACCTCCGATACAACGTAAACAACTATTAGATGGAAACTGGGATGTTGCTGAAGGAGCAGCATTTGTAGAATTTAATCCAGAGATTCATGTAATACCACCTTTTAAGATACCGACCCATTGGATGCGGTATAAAGGACTGGATTATGGATATGCATCGGAATCTGCGTGTGTATGGGCAACCATAGACCCAGATGATGATACATTAATTATTTATCGAGAGTTATATAAAAAAGGTTTAACAGGTGAAGATTTATCTGATATGCTTTTTGAATATGAACGAGATGAACACAGAAGTATTCAAGGCGTACTAGATAGTGCGGCATGGAATAGAACTGGCGTAGGAGGACCAACTGTGGGCGAGACTTTGGTCCGAGCAGGTCATAAATTAAGACCAGCAGATAAAAATAGAATACAAGGAAAGATACAGGTACACGAATATCTAAAACAAGATAAACAAACAGGTAGACCAAAGCTACAAATATTCTCTACTTGTGTTAACATGATTAGAGAATTACAAAGTATACCTATTGACCCTAACAGAACAGAGGATGTAGATACAAAATCATCTGACCATGCTTATGATGCATTGCGTTATTTAATAATGTCAAGACCGCAGAAACCATCAGCATACAGAGAAATGCAGGAAATAAAAAGATTTACTCCGTCTGACCCAACATTTGGATATTAGAAATGCCCACATATAGATTTAGAAATAAAAAAACAAATGAAGTCTATGACACCTTTATGTCATATGAACAAATGTTAAAACACAGGAAAAAAAGGAATATTGAACAAGTATTCGTTGCTCCAAAGATATTTAGATTAAACGATATGGGTGGACCAGAGGACCAATTCAGAGAATGGTGTAAAATGAAACCCGATGAAATAGATACCAGTAAATCTAAAAACTTTAGACAATCGAAAAAAGAATATATGTATGGTGACAAAGAAGATAAATGATAGATAAAAAAACTTTAAAAGTTGGCTATCAAGATATATCTATTAATGTTGTCCAGCCCGATTTTAAAAAAGATATGATGACTGATTGTTATGGTCAATATCTACAACGAGATAACGTTATTCAAATACAAGAGGGATTAACAAAGCTCGATGAAGTAAATACGCTTTTACATGAAGCTCTTCACGCTATTGCCTACATATCTGGTGAGACAGGTGAAGGTGGTATTTTACAAGGAGATTCAAGGGAAGAGCGATTAATAAATAACTTTACAAACTACTTGGTACAGGTGTTGAGAGATAATAAGTGGTTATTACCATATTTACAAAAGAATTTACTTGACAAACCTAATAAGTAGGTGTATAATAAAGAAATAAGGAGAATATGGCAGAATACACAGATAACCCAGATACGAACTCGGAAGAGCAAATCGAACAGGAAGTTGAACAAACAAGACTAGCTGGTTTTGTTTACAACAAGTTCGATGATGCTGAACGAGCTAGACGTAGTGATGAAGAACGATGGTTAGAAGCGTTTCATAATTATCGTGGGAAATACTATAAGAATGTCCATTTCAGAGAGCATGAAAAGTCAAGAGTATTTGTTAAGGTAACAAAAACAAAAGTTCTTGCAGCTTATGGACAATTGGTTGATGTATTATTTTCTGCAAATAAGTTTCCCATCTCTGTTGAAGAAACCAAAGTACCAGAAGGTGTAGCAGAATTTGCACACCTCAATCCTCTCAAAGAGCAAATGGGAGACAATCTTCAACAGTCAACCCCGTCTATTGAAGGTAATTTAAATTATCAACCCGGAACTTCCCCTCAACCGGAAATGTCTCCAATTGGTTTTGAAGGAGATGGGAATACCCTAGAGCCGGGAACAACCTTTACCTCATTAAGTGAGAAAGCTGCTTTAGCGGGATTACAAAATGAATTAGGTGATAAAGCAATTGAAGAAGGACCAGCTCCTCTTCCTAACATGGCTCAAATAAAACCTGCGTCTAAATTAGCAAGACGTATGGAAAAACTTATCCATGATGAAATAGATGAGTCAAATGGTTCACAAGAATTACGAAGTGCTTTATTTGAATCAGTCCTTTTAGGAACAGGTGTTATAAAAGGTCCATTTACTTTTAACAAAACTTTACATAAGTATGAAAAAGATGAAAGTGGAAAACGACAATATTCACCAGAAGATGTTAAAGTACCACGCATAGAGTTTGTTAGCTGTTGGGATTTTTATCCAGACCCAAATGCAAAGAATTTAGAAGAGTGTGAATATGTTATACATAGACACAAACTTAACAGAAATCAATTAAGAGATTTATTAAACAGACCTTTCTTTGATAAAGAGCAAATCTTATCAACATTAGATGATGGTCCTAACTATCGTAACAGAAGTTATGAAACTCAAATACGACAAGAAGATGACTATACTCAAAATGAATACGACAGATATGAAGTATTAGAATATTGGGGTATTGTTGATAGAAAAACATTAGAAGATTCTCAATTAGCCATACCAGAAGGTATGGATGAAGAGCAAGAGTTTCAAATCAATGCTTGGGTAACAGAGAACAGAGTTTTACGAATGGTTCTTAATCCGTTTAAACCATATCGTATTCCTTATAACTCTTTTCCTTACGAGAAAAACCCATACAGCTTTTTTGGTATTGGTGTACCAGAAAATATGAATGATGCTCAACAGATTATGAATGGTCATGCAAGAATGGCTATTGATAACTTAGCATTATCGGGTTCACTTGTATTTGACATTGATGAGTCTGCTTTAGTAGCAGGACAAAACATGGATGTATATCCGGGTAAAATATTCAGACGACAAGCTGGTATGCCGGGTCAAGCAATTCATGGATTAAAGTTTCCAAACACATCTACTGAAAACATGATGATGTTTGATAAGT